CTCGTCGAAGTCGTCGGATTTGAACAGCATTCTGGCCGATGTGTTGTTCTGGAATTCCCAGCTTTCGTCGTATACTGCCATGTTTTCTCCTTTGCTTTATACTGCGTATCCGTAGGGGGCCGGCGCTCTTTTTGGAAGGTTGAAGTTGTACTTCCCGAGAAGGCTTACCGTGTCGGAGACGGTGTCGTGCCAGAAGAGCGCGATCGGGAGTCCGTAGATCCCCCAGCGCACGCGGGGGTCTGTGATCATCTCCGGCACCTTATAAGGGCACGCCTCGTTATAGATCCGGACCAGGCGCGTGTTGTTCGCCGACTCCGAAGAGGCGACGTCCGCCTTGAGGACAAATCTGTTGAAGGGAATGATGCCCTCTGCCAGGGTGTAGTCATCCGCGTGGCCGGAGTCGTGCATCTCGAATCCGGCCTTGAACTGCATGTCGTAGTTCTTCCTCGCGTAAGGCGCTGAGGATGTGCCCTGGACGTTGGCCTGGCATCCGGTGAAGGTAAAGGATTTCGCCGGATGGAGCGGGTCTGTGTAGTATCCGGAGACGGTCTTCTTGTCGCCCTTGTACTGAGGGAGCTCGTCGCACTCGATGACCATGTAGGGAAGGTCTGCGGGGAGCTTGGCAATGACGACATTTCCGTACTCGTCGTAGATGTTGTTGTGCGTGTAGCGGTCGAGCATCTCCGCGCCGCTCTGGGCGTCCGCGATCCAGTTGTCTAGGATCTGGTATCTGGTCAGGTCGTTGTCGTAGACCCGGATGTTATAGATGTCGATGGTGCACTGGTTGGACCCGATGCTGATCCCGACCGGTGTCTGCTGCGAGAAGTCGTCGTCCTGCGGGTACTGGACGACGCCGGACGCTGCTCCGTTGACATAGACCAGGACGAGTCTGTTCTCCGAGCGCTTCTCGACCACGAAGGAGAGGCGGATGTGCTCACCTTCCTTGTACTGCGTGAAGAGCTGAGACTGCTCGGACTTCAGCTCCGCCCGCTGGGCGGTCATCTGCAGGCCCCTGTCTCCCGACATGCAGGACAGGACGGTGGTGTTGTAGTTGAGGACGTTTCGTGTGGCAAACTCCACTTCCACAGTCTTCCCGGACGTGCGGAAGTCGGTCCCGAAGATCTGATAGGGGATCGTGACTCTGGCGTCTCCGGAGACTCTGAGGACGGTGGAGCCATCTTCCAGTGTCTGCCATCCGTCTCGCACAAAATTGAATCCGGTGAGGGATGCCTCGATGGATCCGCTCTTCCACTCCTCCGGATGGGCCTCTGTGTTGGAGCGTCCCTCTGCCGTGAGGTAGAGCGCCAGGGCATCCGTCTCAGGTTCGACATCAATGTCTGTCTCTGTGATGTCGATGGAGAAGGATTTTGTCACGCCGCCGGAGCTGATGGCGAAGGTGTGGCTGCCGGCTGTATCGAATCTCATCGTCCAGCCCTGCTGTGTCCTGTCGACGGTCCTCGTCGCTACGGTCAGGCCGTCTTTGATCAGGTCGACCTCTGCCGTCTCGCTCGTCGGGTTGAAAATTGTGAAGTCTATACCCAGCTGTTCATACTGCGCGGCCGTGTCGCGCTTGAAGTTGCTGGTGATGATAGTGTTGTTGTTCAGCGGTTCAATGGCGATGAACTCATAGTAGAGCTCATTCGAGCGGACCGGCTGGCCGTTGATCTCGCAGTCGAAGTAGCACCGGATCGAGTGAGCGCCGTGGCTCTGCTGCGGGATCGTGAAGGTGATCTGTCTGCCGGATACAGAAGTCGTGATGGTGTCGATGAGCTTGTCGTCCACGAGCAGGCTGATGACCTTGGAGACCGCGCCGACAGGCGTGACGGGGAACTGGAAGGGTCCCTCGTATCTCTGGGACGTGTCAAAGGACGAGGACAGGCTCGTGTCGACAGCCGTGACCGTGAGGACGAATCTCTTGTTATGGCCGTATACGTCGGAGATCCTGAGGATGATTGTGTTGTCACCGGTCGGGATGTAGGGGCCGATATCCACGGATACGAGGCCCTGGTTGACTTCCAGCATGGCCTTCGTGACATCATTGACGACGACCTGCAGTGTGCCCTTGCCGGTCTCCATCTCCTCTTCGATGGAGCTCCACTCCACCTTTGCGACTGCGGATCCGCCGGTCTTGATGGAGAGGGCGTTCCATCCGGACGCGTTCCTGGCTTTGAATTCGACGTTGTCGGTGGACTCTCCGCCGCCACCGCCTCCACCGCCGCCTCCAGTTCCGAAGGGGCCGATCGGGCCGGCGATGTCGTCGCCGTCTGATGTGAGATAGAGGTATCCCTTGCCGTCAGCATAGCCGTCGTCCGCTTTCTGGCGGAGAAGGTTCTGGACCCGGTTCACGGCTTGCTGCAGGACGATGGTCTTCTGCTCCACTTCCGCGAAGGCGTTTTCCAGATTGTTGGCTTTCGAGAGGGCCTGCGTCGCCACTGCCTCAGCGTTTGACTTCATCTGGACGACTTCCTGCGCCTTGGATTCGACCGTCTCGACCGCGTTCCCCCTTGCGGAGTTGACGGCTCCGACGCCTTCCGTGGCAGCTTCTTCGATGGCCTCCAGCTTCCCGTCAATGTCTGCAGCGTCAATCTGTGCCTTCGCATTGGCTGCGGCCTGCGCTGCTGTCTCTGCGGCCTCCTGTGCGTCCTCTGCCGCTGCCTGTGCCTCTTCTGCAGCCGCTTTGGCTGCAGTCACGGTCTCGGCCGTGCCGGAGATGCTCTGCGCCGCCGCGATGATCTCGTCGAAGTCCTCCGCGATCTCCTCCACCTGGCGGATCTTGGAATCGCTCCGGATCGTGTCGAGGTCCATGGCCGTGCGGTCGACGGAAAGGATGAATCTCTCGGTCAGCAGCTCCTCCCCGTTCTTTGTAAGCGTGAGCTTGCATGGCACCCGCCCGGCGATGGGCGTCATCTGCTCGTCGAGGGTGAAGAGGATCGTTTCCCCCTCCAGCGTCGCGGGGATATCGAACCCGTGGCCGTCCGGTTTCGTGCCGATGATGGCCGCGGACGCCCCTGCCGGGAACGTAAACTCCGCATCCGTAGCGTAGAGCTCCGCTGTATATGTCCTGCTGTTTTTATCATACTGGCTTACGTGGATCACTTTCGGCTCTGCTCCCGGCGTCACGTCGATCCTGATACGTTTTGTGTACATGCTCAATTCGGTTCACTCTCCCTTCGTCCGTCGCATACGAGCCATACCGGCTCGAATGTCAGGCGCTCTTCTCCGCTTATCGCTGTTATGGCCGCCGGTATATTTCCAGCGCATTCTGCAAAGGATGCCGGTATGTCAAAAGAGACCGACATGTTATTTCTCGTCCCCGTAAGTTCCAGGACTTCCCCATCCTGTCTGCGTGCTTTCATGCTCACGGTAGCCCCTGCCGGTAACTCCAATTCTCCTGAGCTGGCAAACAGCGAGAACTCGAGGTGGCGGCTTCTCCTGTCTCCCTGGCTTATATATATCTTCACCGGCTGCCCGCCCGGAACCGCGTCCAGTTTCACATACTTTCTGTACATCTATTGCCTCTTTCAGTTTGCGGACTTCTTTTCAAGCCCTGATATCTTCCTTTCGAGCTCTGAAATTTTCTTTTTCTGCTCCTGAATCAGTGCCAGCATGCCTGGAATAAGCCGCCTTTCGTCCCAGGATTCTACCTGCCCTTTTTCATCGTGGATCGTGGCGGCCGGGTATATCTCCTCCACATCTTCTGCGATAATGCCCGGGACTGTCTGCCCTTTCATGTCCTCATACTGGAGGCTGTGGCCGTCATTCCACTCGAACTGCACGACTGGCAGTTCGAGGAGCCTGTGCGGATCAAGGGCCGGGGATTCAATGGGGCGGATGCTGTGCTTGTAGCGGCGGGAGGAAGAGGATACAGTTTGGATCGTTGCATCACCGATTTTGCCAATCGGAACAGATGCTGTGCTTGATGATTTTGTAACTTGCAAAATTGCACCGCCCTTTTGCAAGATAACCTTATCGTCATAGTAACCGCCTGAAAAAGTTGTCCTCTCTGCCAGAATACGCGCAAGGTTCGGCGCTTCAATCGCTATCCCTGAGTCGCCGAGATATAAACTAATTTCCGGATCAGTTGCCGAGCCATACTTAAAAGAATCCAGTTCAAAATAGCCAGTTCCATACCTTTTCCGGTATACCACGCCATCTGTTTCCGCCCCAGCAGAACCAACACCGGTTGCGATGATTTTATAATCCGTGATTGGTCCCTGCGCGTAATCTACAGCCCACTCGTTATTTTGCCCAAGAATGTTTGAATGCGAAGAACGCGTAATCCCGTTTTCTTTGCGCTGAACAAGAAAGCCGTTTGCAGATAGCCACCTTACTGTACCTTCTGTCTGTGAGTAATCCGGATACTTACAAGGCCCGATGAATCCCTCGATTGTGCCGTTTACAAGTGCCAGGTCTCCGGACGCTTTCAGTCCATCCCTGTCCCACTTTCCGATCAGGTTGTCGTTTGCGTCGTACACATGCAGCACGCCGTTGCCGAAGCTGCTCGCGGACTCCGTCCCGCCCAGGGCCAGAACGCCGCCTCGAATCAGCGTTGCCAGCAAATGTCCCACCGTGATCATATCCGCGTTGATGTGCCCGTCGGACGTGATCGCAGAGATAAACGGCCCTGCTATTCCGTTCTGAGACCCGCCCAGCCCCGCATAGTTCAGGATCAGGCATTCTGTTGCCGTGTCCACACTGTCCGTGTTGAGCGCTACCAGAGCGGTAGGGTTCCCGTTTGCATCGAACAGGAACTGGATGCTGCCGCCGTTCGCGCCCGTGATTCTGGCGGTGTTTCTTGCGATCTCCTTTTTCAGTGCGGAAGAGGATTCGCGCAAAGCCTGCAGTGCGCCGTTTCCTGCGGCGTCTATGCTGTCCCGCAGTGTCGCGCCAAGGTTCGATTTTGCGTCTCCGAGCTCTATTTCCTCATACCGCTCCGTCAACACATTGAACTTCGTCCGGACAACCTTCGCCGCCGCTGAGATGTCCAGCGCCGGGAATTGCACAGTCACCGTGTCGCACAATCTCACCCTTTCGAGGTTAGCCGCTTCCTTGTACTCTTCTGTCTGCCAGAGTGGGATAAACGATACTTTGATCGATACCGAAGGAACCCCCACATTGTTTGTTCGCATGTAGGCCTGTGCGCTGGTTCTCAGTTCCGCCTGTGTCGGCGCCGTTTCTCCGAAGTCCGAGGACAAGTCAAGTGGTACCGTCCGCTGGTATGGGAAATTTGCGGCGTTTGCGCTGTGCAGGACTTTCTCGTCGAGTTCCACAATCACATCTTCCCCGGATGCATCCGTCCCCTTCCAAAACGGGTAGACGCCTGTAATCGTGCTTTCTATGCTCTCCTCCTGCCGGATGTCCGTGATGTTTTTCCCGTACCTGAGCGTCACGCCCCTGTCCGTTCCGCGCGAAGAGTGGAGTTTCACTGTGTATCTGTCGAACTCATACTCGCCGCCGTAAGTGTCGAGGATCGACCCCCTGGTGCCGCCCAGCATAGAGCGGATCGAGGACGGCACCTGCACACGGAAGTTCGCCGCCGTCGTCTTGTCTGTCCAAAAGGAAAACGGGCATGCCTCTGCCGCCTTTGTCTGCATACCCTGCAGCGCCTCCGCGCAGGCCGTAGCCGTAAACGGCGAGACAGGGATGTGTGAGAGCTGATAGGATATATGCTCCGCCCGTACCGTAATCTTTCCGTCGATCGGCTTTGAGATGTAATAGATCCTGAACGGCTGCGCAGGAGCCGCGTCAAACGGCATGGCGAAGATAATACACGAATGCCTGATTTCCTGAAAATGCTCCCCGCTGACCGGGTATTTCAACTGCAGTTCATACTTCCCGTTTCTCTCTTCCTCCACTATGCAGGCGATTGCCTCGCTGAGTCTTCCGAGTCCGTTTGAAGTAAAGGCGGTCTCTCCCGCCGGATATAGCACTGGAATCATAACGTCCACCACTTTGGTTTTATAGTCGCCGTCATCCCGGATGGGATAACTATGTTGTTGTTGCCTGGAACCAGCGACGGGATATTGCCTGAATATGTCAGGAACTGGTTGTAATTGACGTGCCCCGTCGCTGAATATGCGTCTCCGGTTTCCAGGTCTATTACCATCTGCCCGGAGTGTGTGCTGACTATCATGGATTCACTGCCGATTTGTATAGTCCCGCTTCCGGTTACGGTCAGCACCGGTGCGGCGTCATACTGCGTCGGGTTGTAGATCGTGTTTGTTCCTGTAGACAGGGACCGTGAATTCTCTCCGGATTTCAGAAACCTCTGCGGCATTACGGAAAACTCTACGGCAAACTCTCCGGTCAGGCCGTTTTTAAACAGCTCTGCAGACAAGTTCCCGGACGGCCTCGCGAGCCGAAACTCCTCCGAATGCCAGGAATCTTCCAGTCTGTTGTACCCACGTATCTTCGCAAAAAAAGCCCGAAAATCCTCGAAGTGCGTCTGAAAGTTGACCCCGATTCCGCACTCATACCGTCCCGGGACGTTTTTCCAACGCCCGTTGTCGATGGTCAGCTCTCCGTTTCTCCCCGGGATTTCCACGGAGCTGCAGTCCCTGTCCGGGGAGTCCCAGATCCCGACGGCTTTATCTACCAGTATCCCAAAATCGCGGGAGGAGCGTCCCGCGTAAGTGAAGTAACCTCCTGCACTCATGCAAATACTGCCTCCTCCCTGTCCATTTCGTGTTTTATGTCTTCTTTGATAATTTGTGCCAGCTCCGTGACGTCCTGTCCCTCTGCCCCGTATACGGTGATGTTGATATCGCCATAGGTGTAGTTCTGGATCGTCGTCTGCGCCGCTGTTGTCGCAGTGATCATTTTCTGCAGCGCCGCCTGAATTCCTGTTCCGAGAGCCGCCTCGATCGCCGCCACGGCGTCTGTGATCACAGATCTCACGGCGTTTTTGATCATGTCTAGCAACGTGTTCTTCCCGGAAACAACTTCCTCTCCGGCCTCGCCTCCGCCCAGGAGTTGTCCTCCTGCTGCTCCGAAAATGGTTGCGTTCTTCAGGATCCGCGGAACATTCATTGCCTTTTTGTACCAGTCTATGGTGATATTTGGAATGTTGATGATCCCTCCAATGTTGGTCCACGTCCAGCTAAAATGCGGTACCTTTAAGTGCGGCAGGTGCCATTCAAAGTTAAACAGCCCTTTGATGCTGTCGACAATGTTCGTTACCGTATTTTTTGCTGTATCGAGTCTGTCTTTGATCCCGTTCTTTATATCATCGAATTTGCCCAGAACTCCGTCTTTGAAGTCCGTGAACTTCTGTACTGCGCCGTCCTTTAAGTCCTGTATCTTCTGTACGGCCCCGTCTTTTAGGTCCTGCACTTTCCGGACCGCCCCATCCTTCATTTCCTGGAGCTTGTTTACCGCCGCTTCCTTCGTGTTCTGGATCCGCTGTGCCACGCCGTCTCTGAGCTCCTGCGCTTTTTGAACGGCGCCGTCCTTCAGCCCCTTTACTTTCTCTACAGCGGCCTGTTTCGCATTTTCGAACGCCTCTGCAGTATTCTTCTTGAAATTATCCCAGCTTTCTTTGATGCTCTTTACAGTCTCTGCCGCAAAGGCTTTGATCTTGTCCCAGTTCTTGTAGAGCAGGACGCCTATGGCAATGACTGCTGCAACAGCAGCGACGATGCCCAGGATCGGAAGTGTGAGCGGATTCCCCAGTAGTGTGATAATGTCCCCAACTTTTCTTGTGATCGTCCCGACCGTAGATATTACGTTTCCCAGAATTATCAGCAGCGGCCCGATTACCGCAGCTATACCGGCGATCTTGATGATCGTCTGCTGCTGGTCTTCGCTGAGCCCTTCCCACTTTTCTTTCAACGTGGTGAC